GAAGAGCAAAAGAAATACCTCGGGAACGCGGTAGTAACCCAGGTAGCAACCGCATGGAGCGAAGCCGTGGCCGCAGCACTCGAAAGAACAGAAACCAGCCGCACAGCAGCATAAATAAAATACAACCATGAAAATCACAATCGAAAGCACCGACAAAATCGTCTATCTCAACGGTATTCCAGCCCGTATATGGGAAGGAGAAACCGCATCCGGAATCTGCGTCCATTGTTTCATCACCCGAATCGCCGTAAGAAAGGACGAACCACGAATCGAGGAGTTCACGGCGGAACTGGAAGAAACCGTCGCCCCGAGTCCGGAAATCGCTGTTATTCCTGCACGTCTGATCTTATGACACCCTCGCAAATCAAGGCGGCGCAACTATGCCGCCGCATGGTCCAGCAAGCCAAGGTACCGCACCAGCTCCCGAAGCAGCCGACCGAGGTCGAGCGGCGCATGGCGGACACGGCAGTCGATATGCTCGTATTGATCCAAATGCTACCTTATATCATGGGAGATCTCCGAGAAGCCCTGGAAGCGTCCGGTCAGTATCGCCACGAGATCAAGCGCCGCCATCGGCAGATCGAGGAAATTATTTTTACCGTGGCCGAACCGGCCTACCGGATATTTGCCAGGTTCAATCCCGAAACGGCCCGGGGCTTCCTCGACCGAGTAGATGACCTATATTTCCGCATAAAAAGCGGGTACGGACTGCACGGTGTCGAAGGGGCTGTCTCTCTCCTCGACGCTGCATGTCGGCTGATCGAACGCTACAACCACCAACTCGAACGGACCTATTATTTTGAACACGCAGACCCGCTCTACAAAATTCCGCGGATGCTCGACTGCATCCCCGGCGAACGGCGCGACATGACCACACAGATAGCGGAAACCCTACAAACCAACAACACCCATGAAAGAAAATGATTTTCTCTCATTCCTCCGAAAGAGGCTCAAAAGAGGCCGCATTATAGAATCTGGAGGAAGCCGGTGCGACAAACTATTCCCCCGGAGCGTTATTTCGTCGCTGGGGGATTTACGACATGTCCCGACTATCGGATTCCCTGCCATTACGTTTCCCGTTATAGACATCACAGACGTAATGGCCCACCTTTCAGCATTGGCCGCCACCGCAAGATCAATAGCTCCCACCATGCAAGAATTTACAGACGCCGTACCGGCACTCCAAGGGCTACCGTGTTATTATCCACCACTCCGGCCCCGCCCCCGGCCGAAGCCGCGTAGGTCCCGGGCCAGGCATCGGCCGACCAGGTTACAGCGCCGCCGAGGACGCCAGGCGAAGCGCAAAACGCGAAAATAGGTAGATATATAACGCGCGAATATAGCTTTTTACAGAAAATCGACCTACAACAACCTACACCGCTAAAAATCAACAAGATGAAGCAAAACAACAAACCTACAACCGACCTACAACGACCTACACACAAACCTACATTTTGATACTACAACCTACAAACCTACAAAACACATTATCACAAAACATTGATTCATAGCATTGTAGGTCGTGTAGGTTGTGTAGGTCGAAAAAACATATCACTATGATAGAAATTGAAGAAATAACCCCGGAAGAACTCGAAATCTACACGACTCGACTCGTGCCGAGGTTATTGCGCGTTGCTCCCTATCGCTGGACCCGCATCGACGCCATCGCCAAGGAGGTCGGCCGGTTCATAGATATTTGCCAATGCCTCTCCGATCACGGTTTTTTCAATGATCCCGACGGCTGGCTAATCCTCGAAATTTACAAGGATTCCCTCGTGCGTCTCGACCCTATGTACGTGAGAACACGAACCGCAAATCCTTTACGACTATGCAAATAAAATTCAGACCCGACGACCAACTCTCCTACGACTACCTGCGCTACCTTTTCGACGCCCGCCCAGGAGAGCCGATCCGCATCACTCTCACCAACGACTTCGGCCGCATGGCCGTAGGACTCTACAAAGTCAGCGACAAACCCGACGACCACCCGGACGACCTGCTGACCGCTACGCTCGTACTCCCACGCCACCAGACAACCTACGCCGCAATGACCCGGTATATCTACTTCACCAACGTAGACACCAAACGGCTCAACATGATTTTGGACGCGCTGTTCAACATCGACCTGGACACCTACTACCTGCAAGGCATCCAGGCCGGAATGCCGAAGCGAGATATCATCGAAGCATTCGTCGTATCGCGGCGCCTCGTATCCGCCGACTACGCCGACACGCTGAATAAACGGACCTATCGAACATCGCTATCCGCAATCCGCCGAAAGGCTGATATTATCCTTCGAAAAGCCCGCTACCATTTCAGCCAGATAGAACCGCCAACTCCGCCGAAAAAGTAGTCGTCGCGCCCCTTATTAAAATATTTTAATTTGCATCACGATTTTGTCAATTTAACTGCCAAAAAAATGCCACAGAAATTTATCGCCCGGATCGGAGTCAAAGCATGGAACGACACATCCGGATTTTTCCAGGAACTGCCGCTTTCCAAAACAAGCCCGCGGACAATCGACATTACATCCAAAGAGGATGACAACGGTCTCTATTGGAACACGAAGGTATCGGCGAAACTCTTAAACGACGTACCCCTTCTGCATGATCCGTGCATTATAAAGGTGCGCCTCCGCGACTCGTTTTATATCATCGGCACGGAGGATATGCCGGCCCGGCCTTTGATAAAGGAGGGCGATCTGCTCGAATTTACCGTCGAATACAAAACAAAATCCCACCCAAAAGCTACTAAAAAGGTCCTTTCTATCGCGCCCGACTGCGAGTAAGTTTGCGAAAAAGATCGCAAATGTTTCGCATCCCGACAACTGAAAACACCCTCCATCTCCTATCTGACGTGCGCCGGGGGCAATGGTTCGTACATGACTACGAATCGTTGCTTCCGGTGGCGTTATCGTTTTTACGCGGTGAGAAAATCCCCGAAGCTGCTATTCGCCCGGTGTTCGAATTTTCCACCTCCGAAGCACAATTCTCCGCTGCAATAGGCAGCGAAGCCAAAACCAAGCAGGTCGCCGTTATTCCGATCATCGGAACTATCACCAAATACGACTCGTGTTTTACCACCGGCGCTATCACTTATGCCAGGGCGATTTTGACCGCTGCTAACCACTCGGAGGTTGGGGCAATCGTTCTCGACATCGACTCCGCCGGCGGCGCGGGTAATGCTATTTCCGTGCTCAAAGAAGCGATCCACCATGTGCAGTCCCTCGGCAAACCGATTATCGCGCATGTCGATTGCTGCGCCTCCCTGGCATATTGGGCCGCTTCGCAATGCGACGCGATTTTCTGCGACAATCTCCTTTCGACCGTCGGGTCAATAGGCGGTCTTTACCAGATCGTAGACGACACAGGAAAAATGGAGAAGGAAGGCTACACGGTTATCACGGTCTACGCCGACGAGAGCACCGATAAAAACCTCGACTACCGCATGGCCCTCGAAGGGGATAACACTCTGCTGAAAAAAAATCTTTCCTACAACGTCGCACAATTCCACCAAGACGTGAAAGCCGGCCGACCCGACATCAAGGAGGACGCCGCCGGCGTATTCACCGGCGCCATGTTCCACCCGGCCGAGGCGCAAGCCATCGGTCTCATCAACGGCGTAATGACACTCACGGAGTGCATCGAAAATGCAGCAATCCGTGCACAGTACAACCACTAATTTTTCAAGGATATGGATTTTAAAAAATTTCTCTCCAATACCCAAATGGGTAAACTGGTTGCCAACTTTATGAAAAAGGAGTTGTCAACCGACGACCAGGGGAAAGTCGTACTTTCCGCGGAGGAGGAGCAGCAGTTGACGCAACGCTTCGGGGCGAAGTTCGTCGAGAAACTGAAGGGGAAAACTTTCTCCTCGGCCGATGATAACACTACCGAACTGTTCGAAGTCGCTCTCGATCATGCTCGCCAAGAAGTCGAAACGCATTTCACCACCCGGATCGAACAACTCCAGAACGACCTGGCAATGTTGGCCGAAGCCGCCGAGACCGCACCGGCTATCGAGCAGGCCGCCAACGCTGCCCAACGGTTCGTCAAGAACGCCGGCACGTTCAAGGCTAACATGGCCCTGGTCCACAACCAGGCCGCCGCTACGTTCTTGCAGTCCGGAGTCATGGCCACCACCCCGACGATCGAGGTGGACGACGTTAAGGCGGAACTCGGCCCGTACTTGTCGCAGGGCAACAACCTCGACGTGTTGCAGGAACTCTACCAAGGTTTCACAACTTCCAAGCATCTGAACTGGAAGCGGGCCGTAACCGAGTACAAGGCCGTCGAATCCGAGGCCACGGATCACGTCATCCAGCAGTTCAAGAAAGAATGGACACCGCGCGGCGGGACGAACTTCGTCCCGCTGAAGATCAAGAACTACCGCCACAAGGTAGACTTCGCCATCAACCCTGCCGAAGTCGGCGAAAGCTGGTTGTTCCATTTATACGACGAGTCGCTGACTCCCGACCAGATGCCGATCACCCGCTACATCATCGACAAGGTCCTGCTCCCGAAGATCGGCGAGGACATGGAGTTCATCACGGGCAAGGCCAAATTCGTCGAAGGGTCCGAGAAAACGGAGGAGACGATGAACGGCATCGAAACGCAGCTCGTCGAAGCCAAAAAAACCCTCGACAAACACATTCATTTCTACGCGGACGCCAAGAATCTGCTCGAAGCCACCGACGCCGAGGTGCTGGCCATGATCGACGACTTCGTGGCATCCATTGCCCCGCTCTACAAGTCGAAGCAGATGCCCGTATTCATGTCGGCGGACGTGTACCTCAAATACAAGCGGGCCTACAAGGCGAAGTGGGGTGAGAAATCGGGGACCGAGAAGGTCAATTTCGGTGAGGACCGCGTAGACTTCTCGAACTGCTACCTCCAGACGCTCGACTGTCTCCACGGCTCGCCCATCGTGTTCTCCACGCCCCCGCAGACCTTCGTCGGCCTGCGCCACAAGACCCCGCCGCAGTTCATCACCGACATCCAGAAGCACGATCGAGAGGTCCGCATCTACATCGAGTTCTGGTACGGCGTCGGTTTCCTGCTCGGCGAGGCCGTGTTCGCCATCGTGCCGGACGGCTACGACCCCAGCACCGTCCTCACGTCTACTCGCGAAGGAACACCCGGCAAGTGGATCGTAACCGAAGCCGACAAAACCGATGCCGCCATAGCAAATCCCGAAACCCTCTAAACCAACTCAATCATGGCTTACGCAGCAAAATCAATAGGACGTCCGGCCGGTGGTGCTGGCAATCCTACCCCCAAGAATCCGAACGTCCTCCTTTTCGACATGGAGGACGTAGAAACCTATCCGACCCGAACGGTCGGAGTTACCACCGCCTCTGAAGGCTTCAAGTTGAAAGAGGGAAAGAAAATGTTCGGTCTCTATCTGACCCCCGGAAGCATCGAACTCATCCAGGAGCCGGAAGGCGAGGCCGATGCCCGAGGGTACAAGAAAGGCGTCAAAGGCGAGCATCCGGGTAATTCCACAGACAGCGAAGATTTTGCCGAATTTTATTCGAACAAAAACCTCGGCGCCTTCGTGCGGGATTGTAACGACAACTCCGCCCGGCTTATCGGAGACCCCTGCAACCCGCTTTCGATGAAGGTCGAATCGACCGAATCCAAGGACGGGACGAAAAAGACTATCACCCTCCAGCAGGAGGTCCGCGACGAGTTCCGAATCCTTCGCTACACCGGTGAACTGCCGCCCGTAATCGATACAGTTCCCGAACCCTCCGAATCTTTATAAAGTTACGGAAATGAACAAAACCAAAACCACACAGAACGAGACCCACAAGGCAGCAGGCAACACGCCCGCTGCCGGGGCCTCCATCGGTGGCAATGCCCCCACCGGAGCCGCAGAGAAAGAAACCCGGACCGCCGAGGTTCCCGAAACCGAAGACGCCGCCGAAGCACAGGCCACCGCAGAGGTAGCCTCCGCCAAAACAGAAATCGTTCCCGTCCTTACTATGTGTAAAGACGTGGTGATCGTCGTTTGCGGAACGCCCGAAGCCCTTCCCCTTCTTACGAAAGCTTGGAAACAGAAAGCCGCCCCGGCCGTTATCCTCCCCCGCGAGGTAGGTTCCGCGCCCTTCGCGGAACTCATCACCGGACTGCTGGCCGAGGAGGAAATCCCGGACACCTTCGTCCTCGTGCCGGCCAACTGCTTCCCCACGCATCGCGTGAACCTCGCCGACCTTATGGCTTACCGCATCCGCCGCAAGCTGACATCCCCCGTGTCATGGGTGGAAACCAGCGACACCCGGCTCCCGGTACTCCTCGAAGCGACCGCCGTACTCAAAACCCTGGAACTTCTCGACAACGACGACACCTTCACCGCGGAGGAGTTTTTCGAGAAATACAATGGCATCGCCCACGCCGGAGAACTGCCCGAGGCGGTCGGCATGTCGTTCGGCAACACCGTAGCGTTCGCGGATATGCAGACCCCCTGCATGGCGAAAGTCGCCGAAGCACTCCTCCGGAAGAAATTTATCTGCACGACGGCGGAAGGGTTTACACCGATCAAAGAACGACTCGCGTTGCTCTATGGCGGAAAATAACTCGACTGCTGCCGTTCGCGCATGGTTGAGAGCAGGAGCCGAGGTTCAATCGGGCCTCCTGCTCTTTTCACAATTCAGCAGCAACACCCGACTCCCGGTGCTCGTGAAAATGAACCCGGCGAAATATCGGCCCCTGCTGATCGAAAAGTTGTGCGCCCGGGCCGGCATCGAGAAAGAGCAAGAACAAAACGCCACACCCCGCCGCCGCTTCCGCGACGACTTCCCGTTCCTCCGCGATCCTGATTGTCCTCCGGAGTTGAAAATTCTGGCGGCCGATAAAATCACGGCCCACGAGCGTTACATCCAGGCCCATGACCACTTATTCGACTGCACAACCCTCGACGAGTGTTACCAGACCGCGCGGGCTGCTATCGAGAATTTCCAGGAGAACCGCAGCATCTTCGCCGAACTCGACTACTACCGCGAACACCATGCAATTCTGGGGAAACACCGGATTTTCGACCACCTCCGGCAATTACGGAAATTACGCGGGCTGAACATCGTAGCCCTACTGGCCGAACAACGCCGCCTGCGACTGGCAATTTGGCGGATTAACGACGAAATCAGAAAGGGCACAAAACCCCATCTGCTTACCCAACGGGAGCAACGCCGCCTACAAAAGGAGGACCTTTTGCGGGAGGTGGACAACCTAATTGAAGCCTACAATGTCCGGTAAAATATTAGATACAGCCGTTCCCGAGTTAAATTATCGACGGAACATCATCGGAGACAGTCTGACACCTGACTTGGTGCAAGAACTGCAAGGCTACGGCGCCTTGGAATGGAGTCCCCGCGACATCGCTATTTCTATGGGCTTCGACATCGACCAATTCACGGCCGAGTATAAAGACCCGGACAGCACCGTTTCCCTGATAATCACTCGGGGCCGACTGCAAGCACAAGCCGATATAAGTAAGAAAGTCTTCGAGAATGCCAAACTCGGTGACCTTCCATCTATCCTTCACCTGGAAAAAATACGCCGCGAAAAATCGTTTCAAACCTCGAAACTCGACATCTTCGGCGGCTTCGACGATCAAAAGTCATTCGAGAAGGTATCCGAATATATCGCGGCCGGCCGAACAGCCGAACTCTCCAACAACGAGAAATTATTCATCGACCTGCTTTCGATCATTAACTCCCTGGACCGGCAGTTCGGGAAGCGGGCAACTATAAAACTGCTGACACAGCAGTTCGGCTACTCCTACGACCGGGCCGTAGACTACTACAACCAGGCCGACCAACTGTTCTACTCCAACCGGAACACGACCAAGGAGGCCCTGCGGAATAAGTATGCCGAAATGCTCGACAACATCGCCCACGCAGCTCTCGCAGCCGCGCAGACCCCCAAGGACTACGAGGCAGTCAGCGAGATAATAGCCAAGGCCGCGAAAATACGAAAACTCGACGAACCGGAAATCCAAAAACTTCCCGCCGCCATGTACCTCCGACAAATCCGTATGTTCTCACTCACTCCCGAAGTGCTGGGGCTTCCGCCCGTGAACCGCCAGGAGGTGAACGAGCAAATTCAACAACTACACATCCCCGAAGTCGAAAAACGGCGCCTCCGTCAAGAGGCTCTGATCGAGGACGTGGATATTATCGAAATGTTCGAGAATGGGAAAGCGTGCGAAAATTAAACCGGAGAAAAAACCGTATGCCGACCTCCAGTTCATGAACTGGTTCTCGCAGTTTTGCGCGATGATAATGCCGCGCAAACTCCGTATCGTGGCCGGCCGCGGTTCGGCTAAAACAACCGAAATACAAGTGGAGCGGTTGATCGAAATGGTATACGACATGCCAGGGGCCCCCGTGGCATGGGTGGCCGACACCTTCGCAAACCTTACCACCAACGTACTCCCAATGGTATTCGAAGCCCTGGAACGAAAAGGGTTCCGGGAGGGCATCCACTATATCGTGGAAAAGCAACCCCCGACATTCACCGAAAAAGAGTGCGCCGACCTGCAACAATGGCTGAAGCCTCATTTCTGGAAGCCCTACAACAAAATCATTTCCTACAAACGAACAATCATATTTTTCACAGGTCTGAACATCACGTTCGGATCACTCGACCGCCCGGCATCCCTGGCCGGTCGCTCCTACGTGCATATCTTGGGTGACGAGGTGAAGTATTTTCCCGAAACGAAAATTGGCAACCTGCTCAAAGCCCGCCGCGGCTACCGTATTCAGTTCGGCCACTCCCCGCTATATCTGGGGGAAACCTTCACTACGGACATGCCGAACACCGGCAATAAGGGCGAATACGACTGGATATTCAAAGGTGCGAAGAACATGGACGCGCCCTCTCTCCTTCTCGTATTGAAAACGGCACTCATTGCCAACGATGCCCTGCAAGAATACATCGCGGCAAAGGAAAAGTTTCACAGGACACAATCCGACACGGATCGCCAGGAATATCTGAACAAATACAAAACCGCGAACCGCTGGTGGCAACGCTGGCAGGACCTTCGCAGGCACGAGAAAGCCCAGAATATGTTCATGCTTGTGTCGTCCTACGTAAACATCGACATCCTCTCCCCCGAATGGTTCGCCGATGCTTTGGCTTCACAACTCGCAGACGTGGAGGCTGCGATATTGTCGATGCCGCCCCGCATCGACCGGGGCCAGCAGTTCTATTGCAACCTCGGGGAACGGCACTTTTACTACGACGGCAACAATCCCGCCGTGGAAAATGCTCTCGGGTTCCACGATGCCGAGGACTGCCGGCTCCTCCGACACCTCGACCCGAACCGTTCGATAGATATGGCGATGGACTTCGGCAATATGCTCTCGATGATCGTCTGCCAGGACGACGGCCGCATATTCCGATGCCTCAAAGAATTTTACAGCCTCCCGCCCGAATGGGTAAGGGAGATCGCCGACAAATTCCTCGACTATTTCCGCCCGCACAAACAGAAGGTGATAAAGTTCTACTACGACCGCAGCGGAAACAACTACGGCCGCAGCAAACAGTCAATGGCCCTACAAATGAAAGAGGCAATCGAGAAGGACGGAACGGGAGCAAAAACCGGCTGGCGCGTGCAGCTCATGTCTCTGGGCCAAGGCAATATTCCAATGGCCGACGAATATATTTTCATGCGTGAACTGATGAGCGGGCACAATCCCCTCCTCCCCGAATTGCAAATCGACGCTATACATTGCCGACATCTGAAAGCCGCCCTCGAACTTGCCAAGACCACCGTGGACTCCATGAAGCGAGTCGGCAAGGATAAGAGCGCCGAGAAGTCATCCGACCCCAAACGCCTCGTAGAATCTACGAACTTCACCGATGCTTTCAAATATGCGCTTATGCGTAAGACCTGGGCTGATATAGTCAAACGGGGCATCACAAGCGGCCTACCAGGCGGAGCCGTCGGCGACGTGTCCGTGCGCTGATAGCAGCATCGACCACAACAGAGGAGGACGGCCCGAGCCGTCCTCTTTTCTTGTGCACCCCTCCCCCGGAACCCCACCCCGGAACGGGCGCCGACCTCATATATCACCTTTTCGGACGCTTGCAATCGCAAACGACAAAGAGGGCGGGGCGGGCTTCGATTTGAGATAAAGAAACGCTTTTTTTGTTTCAGATTTCAAAACATTGATTTTCAGTTAATAAAAGAAAATATAGCACCCAAAACCGGGAAAAATCGGGATTTCCAGAAGCAAAAACGGACTTTTTGCCGTCCCCAAAGCACAAAAAAGGGGAGAAATTAACGCCATTTCTCCCCAAAAGCGGATTAAATTCGTCAGTTTTAGGCCCACGACTCAACCCTATGTACGGGAACAAAAGTACGAAAAAATATCGCTGATCCAAGGTTTCAATCGCTTTTTTTGTCCTTTATTCCACCTGGGGCCGCGGCTATTTTTGCATCATGGATTTATTCGACGCGATACGGCAAATGCGGGAACTCTCCAAACGGAATATATCGTTCGGCTTCTCCTTCATGTCCTACAACGAAACGGCGCAGAAAAGCGAAGGCATCGTCGAGGTCAGACACGCCCGACTCCGCGCCCGAACGCAGGAAGCCCACCACCGAAACGCGGAGATCATCGAGGAATATGTCAACACCGACACGGGGGAGGCCCGCCGATTTTATCAACCTTTGCTTTTGAGTTTCAACGGCCAAAAAGTCGAAGCATGACAACGAAAATACACCGAATTTCAGACACAGCCTTCGCCCTGCAAATAGGGCAGACGGCCTACTCTCTCTCCACAAGCGTCCGGACAACTGGCGATACGACAATTTTCAACATCGCTCGGAATCCGAACTGGGAATACGCATACCAGAACGTCATGGGCAAGCGTATCGTCCCCTATGGCCCTGGAAACGACATGCCCGTCATGGTCCGCGATCTGGTCCAAGACAACAACCTCGCGCCTGGTATTCTCCAACGCCAGAAGGGGCTACTCTACGGCCAGGGGGCCTTTCTCTACCGCTACGTGTTTCGAAAGGGCAAAATCGCCCGGGAGTATGACGACGACCCGGAGATTTCCGCATGGCTCGCATCCTGGCAGGCGAAGAAATTCATCGAGAAAGCCCTCGTAGACCACTTGCACATGCAGGGTTTCTTTGCCCTGCACTTTATGGAACGCGCCCAGCGACTCGGCGCCCGAGCTGTCGATCACCTCGGCCGGAAAGCCCGCATCGCAAAACTGCAATTCGTGAAATCAACGAACGCCCGCCTCGAATGGACCGACACACGCTGTCTGGAGGACGTGAAGCACATCTTCGTCGGAGATTTCGAAAACGGCTGCCTCACTTCAGGTATTCAGACTTTCCCCGTGTACGACCCCCTCAATCCGGGTAAGTACCCCGTGTCCGCATCCTACAACTATTCCTACTCCTTCGGCCGTAATTTCTATTCAACACCGGCATTCTTGGGCGCGATCCGATGGATATTGCGAGGCTCCGATATTCCCATGATCTTCAAATATGTTACCGACAACGGTCTGAACCTTGCCTATCACATCCATTCCCCAGCCGGGTACTGGGAGAAGAAAAAACAAAGATTAGAGGAACTTTATCCTCAAGATCAACCCGCAGAAATCGAAACACGCCTCGAAAAGGTCAAAGCCGAAATATTGGACACCATAACCGAGGTATTGTCCGGCAAAAAAAACGCCGGAAAATTTTTCGAAAGCATAGACTTCTACGACGCCGATCACAATTTATGCTCCTGGAAGATTGAAGCCGTGGACCAGAAAATAAAAGATTTCGTCGAGTCGCAGTTGAAAATCGGCGATGCAGCGAACTCGGCGATCACCTCCGGAATGCAGCTCCACCCCTCGCTTACGAACATCATGGTAAACGGGAAACTCGCCTCCGGCTCCGAAATGCTCTACGCTCACCAGATTTACAAGCTATCCGATGTTGCGATCCCCGAAATGGTGATTCTGGACCCGATCAACCAGGCTATAAAATTCAATTTCCCGGACACCGACCTACAACTCGGATTCTATCACCAGAACCTTATGGCCGAGGAGCAAACTGCCCCGGAGAACCGAACCCGAAACAATTAGAATATGATTTTCAACAAGAACAACGAAGGGGCTGCCGAACTGCAACGCCTCGTCGGGAACTATTTCCGAAGCAACGACTTCTCGGCCATTGAGTCCGAGATCAAGTCCGCCGCCGGCGTCGTTCGGCGACTGATCGGCCCGGAGGTATTCGACCGCGCCGAAAAATATTACAACTCCACCGACTTCGGTACACAAAATGACACCCTCGACCAACGACTACTGAAAGCCATACAAGCCCCCGTAGCGCAGTTGGCAATGGTGCGATTCTACCAGCAGAACACTCTATCACACGAGGACGGGGGCCGCAAGGTGAAAATCAACGAGGGCAGCGAGAAAATGCCCTGGCAATGGCAATACGACCGGGACGACGACGCCCTGCTCGACAAATACTATCGCGTACTCGACGACCTTTACATTTTTTTGGAAGAAAATACCGTCTCCGAATGGCAAGAATCCCCTTTGCGGAAAAAACTCGCGGCGTGCTTCGTAAAGGACCTCGACACCTTCCAGGAGGTTTTTCCCCTCGAAGATTCCCACCGCATGTTCTACATCCTCGTCCCCTTCATGCTGGAGGTGCAGGACCGCATCATCCGGCCCATAGTCGGAGACGAGGAGTTCGAAAAAATGAAAACGGCCCCCATGCCCGAAGAGTTGGCCGAACAACTGGCGGCTGCAAAGCGTTGTGTCCCGCTTTATGCCGTAATTACCGCCGTAAAGCGCATGTCGATCAAAGTGCTGCCGACAATGATCGTCCGCCGTTTCTCGGCCTCATTCCAAGGCAGCCGCGGCGGGAATATAGACGACGCAGCAACCCGGGCGCTGCTGCAATCCGTAGAGTCCGAGGCTATCGACGCCAAAAAAGAACTCCAAAAAGCCGTAACGAAACGCCGCCAACCGGTACGTGAAGCGGACCTTGTGCCGCAAAATTCCCGCGATAAAAAATATTTCATGACCTGACCATGAACCGGATCGAAATTCCCGAGACGAACTTCTCGGCGAACATCCCGTCGTCATACTCCGAAATGACCAGCCCCCAGGTGTACTACGTGATGCAGCAGCTATACGCCCTCCAATGCGCAAAAATATCGCAGGCCGAGTTCCGAGTCCGGGTACTCTACTACCTCGCGGGAATAAAACGCACAGCCCGCAGCATCGCATGGGAACGACTACACCCGGTCGAAGCACACCGACGCGCGGAGAAGGTCGTACTCCTGGCCGAAGAACTCCTCGGATTCCTTTTCACCACCGACGGAGACGGGCTGAAGCCCGTATTCGACACGATAACCAACCACCTGCCGGTACTGGACATCGGACCGGTCCGCCTCGTCGGCCCCGACACCGGACTGTTGGATTTATCTTTCGGGGAACTGATCGCCACGGACGCCGATCTGGCACTCTATGCATCGACCAAGGACGAATGCCACATAGACAACATGATCGCCCGCCTATACCGCCAACCGGGACCCATGCAGCCGTGCGGCCGTAAAGTCGAACCGTTCAGAATGGAAGAAACGGAACGCCGGGCACGCCTTATCCGGTTCCTGCCGGGCTGGAAAAAACAACTTTTCCTATTCTGGTATGCGACCTGCATCGACAATATCCAACACGGCACATTCTACGTAAGCGGCCGCGAGGTGTCTTTCGAACCTCTATTCAGCAAAAACGAAGATGGCGGAAACACCCTGGGCTGGCTGAGCGTGCAATTTGACCTCGCAGAAAAGCACATCTTCGGAGATATGGCCGGAACCGCCGAGGCCAACATCATAGACGTTTTAGCCCTTTTGTTGAATTATAAATTCACGACCGACCATGTTAGAAAACTTAATACGGATAATTGAGTACTGCCAAACGATCAATGTCGGACTTTCGGTTCCGGAGCCACACATCGTAGCCGACGAGAACCAGGGAACCACCGTACTCAATAGCCCGTCCATCGAAGGCCCCCAAATCATTATTTCCATGCCTCTGGCGAAACTATCCGGGAACTGCGACGGAATAACCGGCCCCCATACCTTCATTCTCTATACGCTGGAGAAGGCAAAGGAAATGACCGCGACGAAATGCAACGTCGTAGGGCAATATCTTGCGATGATCAACATGCTGAAAAAAGTGCTCGGAAAATTTTCCGCGGACATAGGAGGCCAGGGATTGCCCGGCGTGTGTCCCCTCCTGACTAACATGGAACTGATCGAAATCGAGGTGCTTCCAGCAGCCGGCGTGTTCGGTGGCTGGAACGGATATTCGGCAGCGATAACACTCAAATAATCCTTACAAAATGAAGAACACAGTAAAATCAGTGGGGGGGGGAATTCAGCGATATAGCGCCGCACCCCTTCCCTTCATGGGGCAAAAGCGCCGCTTTGTGAACCAGTTCCGCGAAGCGTTGCGTGAATTTTCATCGGCCACGACCTTCGTCGATCTGTTCGGTGGCTCCGGCTTACTCTCCCACATCACGGCACGCGAGCGACCGGATGCCCGCGTTATCTACAACGACTTCGATGACTACCACCTCCGCATAGAGAACGTCGAACGGACGAACGCGATCCTCGCCGAAATCCGCGAAATCCTCGCCGGCATCCCCCGCATGGCGAAGGTTCCGGCAGATGCAAAGGCCCAGATCATCGCCCTATTCGAAGAACACGAGCAGAGCGGATTTGTGGACTACATCACGATTTCCTCCTCAATTTTGTTTTCTGGGAATTACGCAACAAACATCTGCGAGATTAAAAAGCAGATGCTCTACAATACTACCAAGCAGACACCCTATGTCTGCGACGGATACCTCGACGGATTAGAGATCATTAAAGCCGACTACCGCGAATTGTTCTCCCAATACAAAGACATTCCCGGCGTCGTGTTCCTCGTCGATCCGCCCTATCTCTCGACCGAGGCGGGAGTCTACAAATGCTATTGGCGGCTGCGGGATTACCTCGACGTACTCCATGTGATCGACGGTCACCCCTATATCTATTTTACCTCAAACAAATCCAATATCGTCGAACTGATCGACTGGATGCAGTCGAACAGCATCGGCGGGAACCCGTTTGCCGGCGCAAATCGCCGAGAGGTATCTGTTATTCTGAATCATACTTCAAAATACACCGACATAATGCTCTATCGAGCATAATTGCATGCACACCGCAAGGGCCGGCGGGAATAATTCGTCGGCCTTTTCATTTTTCCGGGAATTTATTTGGATGTTTGCACCTAATTAGGTACATTTGTGGCATGAAAGATGAAGAAACAGCTGTAAAAACAATTCGAACCGTATACCAGACGGAAGAGTTTATAAGTTTCTACAATTCACTACCGGAAGCAGTACAGAAAAAATACGATTACACGTTGGATATTGTGCAACGTATATACGCGCTCCCGACGAAATTCGTCAAGCAACTGACAGGAACGCGGTTTTATGAAATTCGGGTAGCCGTCGGCTCCAATGCGTACCGAACGGTGATTTTTGCTACCAATAGCGACAACATTATAACAGCGACAGAAATTTATTTATTAAACAGTTTCCTAAAAAAATCCGAAAAGGACTATAAAAAACAGATCGCAATAGCGGAAAAAATAATAGAGGAGATACAGATATGATTGATAAAACAAAATTCAAAACAGCAGACCAGCTTTTCGATGAAAAATATGGAAAGCCCGGAACTCCGGCCCGGGAAGAGATGCACGCAAACGCGATGGCATGGTATTATGGGGAGATTCTGCGCAACCGCCGCAAAGCCCTTAAAATGACACAGCAGCAGCTTGCCGACAAGGTGAACGTACCGCGCAGTTATATTTCCAAAATCGAACGCGGAGAAAATGACATGCAAATGAGTTCATTTCTCCGTATCGCCGGAGCACTCGGATTGAACGTACAACTTCAATAGCCCCCGACTATGTTCTGGCTCGCAATAGGCATCACCCTCTTTCTGCTGGCCTGCCTGGTCGGCGCCATGCGGAAAAAACACGGATGACACAAAGCGCTCCGGTTGCGGGGCGCTTTTTTGTATTTTTTCTTGCAAATGTCGCGGGGGAGGGTATATTTGTAATAATAATCAACTCTAAACTCATTAAATCATGGATGAAATCAACAACCCCGTGCTTTACAGCATTTGCAAATCGGCACAAATCAACACCGTCAAGGCGGTAAATATCCTCGCGGCCGTTGTACTCGGACTGGGCCTCATCGGCGGACTGGCTCTCATCATTATCGGATTCGCTACCAGCACAGAACATTACGGTTACAGCCCCAACTGGTTATTGGTCGGGTGCGGTATTGGTGGGGCTATCAACTTCGCCGTAATCTGGGCTATATTAAAAATGCTGGTAGCCATATATTTCAAATTGGATAAGGAATAAAAGTCTCCGTTTTTTGCAAAAAGTCCAAAAATTCCTTATATTTGTGATGCTAAACAATCAGTAAGGCGGATGATGTCCGTCGAATATGCGGGCATTTTTTGTGCGTGTACAATTTATGTGGTTTCGTACCCCCGTACCGGATGGTTAATGCCCCGGGAAGCCTTACTGGTGTTTAGCAGCGGGAAAGACGAAACCACTTTTTATTTATCGGTTTAATGCTAAAACCAGTATGAAAAACACCAACACCGCCGTAGCAATGCCACGGCATGAGTTCGACCACATCGGTCAACTCCTCGAAACAATCCGATCCCAGAGTGAAATGATCGCCCGACTGACCACCGAACGCAACGAACGGCTCCACCGCGACACCCTCGCCGCCCAGCGTCGGGCCGAAGTGTTCCGCATCCCTGCCCGGTCCTAATTTACGCCGCTTTTTTGTCCTTTAATAGCCGCCTTCGGGCGGCTATTTTTGTTGCAAAACGAATGACATGGCATCACTCGTCGAGCAACGATTTGTAGAAGAAATCCTCACCAACGAAGGCGCCCGCCTTCTCACGAACCAGGAAGCCGCGTTTGCCGCGCGGCTGCATTTTCATTCCAAAAATATCGTAGCCCGACGCGAAGCCGAGGTTTCGTCCGGCGCCGCGTATTCCGGAAAACTGGCTCTCACCCACACCGCCTACGAACGCTTCCTCGACCTCAAAGCGATGAAATACGGCTCGAAGATCGTCCGCCGGAACCGGAAAATTCACAACCGGTTCATCTGGGGGCATTTCAACTCCATAGCCTACCGGCTCGCCAACGATTTCACGGAAAATATTGCCGCTCGCATTCGCTCTGAACTCGAAAACAAGTAGCAGCGATGGGAAAGAACCTCAAAGAAGAAGACCTCCGTTTGAACATCATCGTCAACGGCGACCCCGCCCGCAAAGAAATCGGGCAACTCACACGCAGCACCAAGGATCTCCGAAGTGAGAACGGCCGCCTGCTGGCCGAGCAGAAAAAACTCCGAGCAGAAGGTGGCGAGAACAAAGCCCGTATCGCCGAAATAACCGCCACCATCAAAAAGAACTCCGAAACGATCAAGGCCAACGAGGCCCGGATTAAGCAACTCCGGTCCGAAATGAAGGTTACATCCATGACCACGGCGGAGTTAAGCCAGCGACACGCCGAACTCCGGAACGCCATGCGTAACGTCGTCCCCGGGACGCCGCAATGGAAACTACTGCGAAACGAACTACAAGCTGTAACGGGCCGCATGGCACAGCTCCGAACCGAAACGACCGTTACCGAGGGTGTTATGTGCCGCATGGCTACCAACGTGAACAAGTACATCGGAACCGTTACGGCATCATTCGCCGCGCTCGCCATGTACGGCTCGGGCCTTCACAAAACGATACAGACCTATTCGGGCCTCGACGAAGCGATGTCGAACGCCCGAAAGACTACCAACATGACCCGCCTGGAGGTAGAAGAGTTGAATGCGAGCCTCGGCAAAATAGACACCCGCACCTCCCAAGAGGAACTCCTCGCCCTGGCTCGCATAGGCGGAAAACTCGGCATCGCCAAGAATGACATTGAAGGCTTCACACGCGCGGCAGACGTCATCAAAATATCTCTCGGCGAAGACCTCGGGGATAATGTCGAAGAGACCATCGGTCAAATCGGGAAACTTGTAAACGTATTCCAGCTCAATAAGGAATTCGGCATTGAGCAGAGCATGATGAAAACGGCGGCGGCGGTGAACGAACTCGGCAAATCATCGACAGCCAATGAGGCGAACATCGTGGAGTTCATGCGCCGCGTAGGAGGTGTCGGAAATTCTGCGAAAATATCCCTCGCTAACATCGCCGGCCTGGGCGCAACACTCGACGACCTTGGGCAGACAATGGAGGTCGCCGGAACATCCATGTCCCAGGTTATAACCGGAATGTACCGCCGCACGGACGCCTTCGCGGCCGCAGCGAAGATGAGCGTCAAAGATTTCAAGAAGCTGATGGCCGAAGATATGAACGAGGCCCTTATACGGATGCTCGACGGCATGGGATCGAACGGCGCGGCGATGGGCAAGATCGTCGCAGCTCTCGACTCCCTCAAACTCGACGGGACTCGCGCAACCGGCGTACTGACAGCCCTGGCCCAAAATACCGGCAAACTCCGCGAACAGCAGGAGATCGCAAACCGTGCATATACCGAGGGGACATCGTGTTTGAAGGAGTTCAACATCATGAACAACTCGGCTGAAGCAATCGCCGAGAAACGTAAAAAACAAATCACGGCCGAGGCGGCTGCCCTCGGAAAAACGTTACTCCCTGCCTATTACGAATCCCTCTCGGCACAAGCATCGCTTATCAAAACCGCCCGCATCCTAATCGAGTGGCTGATAAAGAACAAAGGGGCGATCCTTGTGCTGGTTGCTGCATACGCCTCTTACGTCGCAGCCGCAAAGATTAAGGGAAAGTGGGACAGCATACTCCTCGTCCGGAAAAAATTGCTGGTAACATGGAGCAAAGCGCACCAAATTGCGCTCATGCGCGAGGCCCTGGCAATGAAGGAAGGAACAGCCTCGACGAAATTGATGGCCGCCGCGCAACTTCTCCTCGCCGGGAACCTGCGGGCCGCAGGTCTGGCCTTCAAGGCGTTCTTTGTCTCTATGGGACCCGTCGGCTGGACCACACTCGCCATATCGGGATTAGTGAGCGTCATTACGCTATTTTCCAACCGGACCAGCACGGCAGCCAAATTTCAAAAATTGTTATCGGGCCACATGCGGGATGCTGCGACGGAAGCCGCAACCGAGCGCACCGAACTCGACCGGCTGAAAGGGAAACTGGAAGGCTGCAAAGTAGGCACGAAAGAGTACAACGACACGAAACAGGAGATCATCGACAAATTCGGCAAATACGACAGCACGCTGAAAAACGAAACCCTGACCGTGCAAACCCTTCGGGATAAGTACAACTCTTTGACTGCCGCCATTATGCAGAGCGCCAAAACAAGGCAGTACAACAAATTCGTCGAAGCCCAGCAAACCGCCTTCGATGAACAGTTCAGCGAAATATCGGATAAACTCTGGGAAAAACTCAACGATCAGTACTACACCGAGAAGGCATCGAAATATTACAGCCAGATTATGAACGCCTTCTTCGGAGGTCAGCCTCTCGATGCCTGGCTCACGACCGGCTCCGCAAAAGTGCAGCGATTAGTTCGCCAGCTACAAGAACTCCGCGACGCGCAAAATGCCGCCGACAAAGAGGCCCGCAACCGCTTCGGGATCACATCAACCACCCCGACGACCACAAAGCCTAACACAACTGGCAACGATCCACTGAATCCGGATAACCCTAACGGGACCTCTGCCGGTGGGGACAGCAAGAACAAGTGGAGCCTCGACAACGACGCCGCCTTCCTGGCTGCGAAAAAGAAACTCCGTCAGAAATTCGCCGACGGGGAAATCGCCACGGAACGCGAATACCAAGGGAAACTGCTGGCCCTCGAAATCACGGCCCTAAAAGCCCGCCTCGCGGCAAACAAAGAATCCGGCGCAGACAGATCAAAACTCGAAATACAGCTCGCCGACAAACTCCTCGAACTGAAAAAAAACGAATCGGAGATTTCGGAAGCGGATTTTGAAGTCCAAAAACAAAAGCTCCGCAAGCAATTCGCCGACGGAGAAATCGCCACGGAGCAGGAGTACCAGGACAAACTGCTGGCCCTCGAAATCGCATTCCTCAAAGCCCGCCTCGCCTCGAATAAAGATGCTGGAGAGGCCCGTGCGAAACTCGAAGCCCAACTCTCCGACAAACGGATCGAGCAGAAGAAGCGCGAGCAACAGCAGGCCGACGCAGCCGAGGATCTCCGCATCCAGAACATGACGAATGCCACGGACCGGGAGAATGCGGACTATGAACGTAAGAAAAAGCAGCATGCAGGAAATGCTGCCGCTCTGGAACAACTCGAAGCACAGCACAATCGGAACCTCGTAAAAATCGAACTCCAACGGGCCATGGACGCACTCAAACAGGAAGAGGATGAATATAAGCAGAGCCGCCAAGTCATGCTGGATCATCACGAATTCCAACTCAAAAGCGTTAACCGCACCAAAGAGGGACGCGCCCGCCTCAAACGGCAGCAATACAACGAATTGAAGGCGTTCGACGAGGAATATCTGCGCAGTACCCTCGCGCAACTCAAATCATTGAACGACACCGGCACAATGTCGTTCCGGGACCTCAAAGGCGTGCTCCAGACAATCGACATCGACTCCTCCCTGCTTTCCGAGGAGGAGAAGAACGACCTTATTCGTCGAATCAAGAAAGTGACCGGTGCCATAGATGCCGCCGCCGAGCAGGTGGACGAACTCGGCTACTCCTTCACCCAGAACCAAGGCAGTAGTTTATTCGGATTCTCACAGGACGACTGGTCTCTGTTTTTTGAGAATATCGGGAACGGAAAATTCGGAGCCGAAGAATTGACAATGGCCCTGCTCGCTGCGGCCGAAGCCGCCAATATGGCAATGGACCTATATTCGGGCTACGACAAAATGATGACAACCAAAGAAAATGCCTCACTCAAGAAGTTCAAAAAGAATCAGGACGAACGCAAAAAATCCATGGAGAACAGGCTCAAAGCCGGATTGATGACTCAAGAACAATATGATGCAGAAACCGAGCGCATGGACGAGGAGTACGACAAGAAACAAAAGGAACTGGAAATCAGGCAGGCCAAACGCCAAAAAGCCCAAAATCTCGCACAAGCCACGATTGCGACGGCGCGGGCCATCGCCGAGGCACTTCCCAACCTTGTTTTAGCGGCAATCGCCGGAGCCATGGGCGCCGCACAAATCGCCATGATCGCCGCAACACCTATCGCCGGCGCCGAGGAGGGCAGCTTCCTCGTTGAACGAGCACAGGACGGCCGGAAATTCAACGCCCGGATCAACCCCGATGCCCGCGGATATATCGACCGTCCCACGGTTCTCGTCGGTGAAAACGGAATGGAATACGTCATTCCCAACGAAGCCATGCAGAACCCCACGGCCGCGCCGATCATCAACACCATAGAAGCGGTACGCCAAAAAGGCCGCCTCCGGGATTTCGATTTCACACAAGTAATGCCCGCCATGATCCAGGCCCCCGGCTATGCCGCAGGAGGTCCGGCAAACGGATCAATGCCTTCAATCTCCCTCCCAACGGCCCCCGTAACGGACACCCCCGAAAACAAGGCCATGATACAAATCCTAACCCGTCTCGCTGGCATCCTCGAAAAACCGCTCAAATCCGATGTTTCGCTCATGGGGCGCGGTGGGTTCCTGGAAAAAATGGCAGAATACGAAAGAATGAAAGAGCGCGGTAAATTAGGATAAATATGCTTATCAAATCGTTACGCACAGAAAATATTCTCGAATACAAACCGGACCAGGAAGTAACTTTCACACTCGACAACCCCATGTTCGAGGACGACAGGCTTCCCGTGGCCGTATCGACCGGCATAGAATTTTCACTGACTCCGACCAACAAAACGGAGTTCGGGTTCGTCGAAGCTATGATGCTCCCACCGCTCGTGCAGAAGATTCCGGCAGTTATTATTATTGCCGGGATAGAAATATTTACCGGGGAATTGCAATTCGATGAATTTTCAGACTCCGCCCTAAAATATACGTTCGTAGGAAAAGGCATGGACGAAATACTCGCAGGGAATATCTACGAATTACCTTCGAACACATACGACGGAATAAAACTCTCGACATTCGTTCAAAATGCCCGAAACGGGAACTACCAGGATTTTGGCCTTCCGATGATTATACGTCAGCCGAACAGCGCCAAGATCGAATATGCAACGGCGGCGGGGGCTGCCGAATGTTCGCTGATTGATAAATATGCCAATTTCCCATACTCCGACACACCTTATATCGTACCGGCCGTCAAGGTGCCGTTCCTGCTCAAAAAGATTCTACCGGGAGTATATTTTCCCAGCAGTATTGACTGGCACATCGACCAGCTCGCTATTATTGCACCATACAAACCTGAAAACTGGAGGAATGAACGCCACGGCGTTCCAGTAGTATATGAAGACGCCTATGATCCGAACACAGGACGATATACGATTGCCAAAATCTCAGATTTCCGACCCACTGACGGTTTGCCGGAGATGACAAACAGCGACTTTGTGAGCAACATTCTAAAAATGTTTTGCGCGACATTGTTCTCCAACGGGGCCGGTTACATCATTCAAAGCAACAAGGACATCATCAACGATAAAACGTTCATAAACTGGAGCGACAGGGTTGCGGAAGCCTATTCTATCATCGCCGGAGAAGAAAACGGATACACGCTGGAATATGCCAACGAAAACAGCAACTACACCCCCTCCAAGGTGGACGACCTCGGACAAGCAGAAATAGACTCCAGCATCATAACCTGCGATACATATGAGGACATGTTTCGAAAATTCCAAACCTCCGCGAATTATATTAACGTTCAAATCGCCAAAACCCGAAATATATATTCCGGCAAACAAGTTAAGGCCCGCTTATATTACCACTACGAAGGACGCAAGGGTATAGTCTACAACAGTTTCGAAACACCCATTGCTACAATGGATATTGTTTATCAGGCAGGGCTGGAGAAGAAAAAAATACAATCCGGAGATTCGAAGAGTTGCGAAAACAACATCGGATTCAACTGCGCAAAATGCGTCCCGGCGAACGTCGCCACCCCAATTCGGGAAGGGTCGACGGATTCACAGGTAACACTACGCAGCATGGCCCCCGTCATCGACTTCCCGACCGTCGGAGGGGAGCGTCCTACAACCGTCTATATCGGAATGCTCCGGAATCATAACTTTTTCGACCAGGGGAACTATTTCACCAAACCAATACCCTACGTGGACGGCGGAACGGAAATGTCAGACAATACCTACTCCATCGCCATCGGAGGTGAAAAGGGATTATATGAACAGTTCCACAAAGATTTCGCAGAGTGGTCCATGAGGAAGAAGGACACGATCAAGGCTGACGTATTCCTCTCGCCTACAGATGTCGCAAACCTCCGTCTTTGGCGTAAAATTATGATTTATAACCGTCTGTTCCTAATCAAAACAATAGAACTCACAATCTCCGACAAAGCGGATATCGCCTTTGCGAATGTCGAATTTATAGAGGTGTAATTTGTCCTTTCAACTGGCGCCCAGGCGCCCTATATTTGACGAAAAAAGAAAATGGCAACATTGACCACCGGTTTGCCGGCATATGGATTTCTCGACGACCTCCCCGATGTGGTCTTTTCGGGAATAATGGCCTCGAAGGTATATGTTACGGTGCAACTCGACGGCAGGGCACTCGTGGTCGCCGCCGAAATGACCCCTGATGAAAATGGAAGGGTCACCGTATACGCAAAGCAGATGATCCGGAACTCGGTAACCATGACCAAGCCGAACACATGTTCCCAGGCATTGCCACGGCTTGCCGTTCGACTCCTGGCCCCCGGTGAGGTTGCGCCATCGACCTCCGGATATGTAATACCGGGCAACACCAACGATCTCGGTATAATCAACATAGTGTGGTTCGCGAAAAACTTTCTCACCTGGCAGCCCCAAATAATAGAAACGACCCGAACACAGCCGCAATGGCTGGCATTTGTTCCGGTCCCACCTTTTGATAGATACGAAATACAATCAACCCTCTACACCAGAGACGGCCGCACATTCACACAGTCGTTTTTCAAATTCCCAAGCGGCCCCAATTTTCAACAATTCCGGGCCGACTTCACCTACCTATGGAAAAGTCATTGCATAGCCCATGACCTCGACCCGTACTGTTACGATGTATTCGGCTGCGGTTACAAATACCTAACCAGCAATCCAGAGGTAACCCCGGACACAGTCCCGGCTGAAACTACGGAATCGGAAATACCCAACAGGCCATATGCCCAACGATATGTTTTACGCCCCGAGCGTTACAACGATGTGTGTTTCGGCTTCGAGAACACCTTGGGCGCCTTTGATACCCTTATGCTGGAAGGAAAGCAAACATATCAGCCCGAGGGTGACATCTTGACCTTTAAGACCCTCTCAACGGAAAAGGAACTCATCAACGACTACACCTCGATATGGGAGGCCAGCACGGGTCGGCTCGAAACAGAACGCTCCGCGAACCAGTTCCAGGACTTCATGAAAAGCACGAACCGCTACGTTCTCATGCAGGGAATATGGCGCCGGATCATCGTCAGCGATTACAAAATGAAACACTCCCGCGGAGAATCGAACAGCTACACGTTCAAATACCACCTCGCCGATAAAAACGAAGGCCGTTACTTCAACCGCGAAAAACTCCCCGAACCCGAATTGCCCACAAATTTTTTCCCGGAATATGACTACAAAAAAATGTAACTGGAAAACAGACCTCCAGCTTACCGAAACCTTCTACACGCTCGCGGAGAACAACACGCTCATTGCAACGCCGATTCCCGACGATGCAATAGATTTTCAAATCGTCTACCGTGCCGAGCACGATTGCCGTTACACCGTAAGCCGCACCCGTGGCGTTTACATGGGCTGCAAGAAAATCGACGCCAACACGCTCGCGGTATTCATCCCCCTATCCCGCTACTCTCTGGGCCGCGGACCCCTGCTGCGTGAACTCTACATGCAGGTCCCGAACAACGACTTCGAAAGCAAAATCCGCAATATCTGCGTGCCGGCCGACACAAAACATTTCCTCTGGGACGGACCGACTGACAATCAGGTGGTAATGGCCACCGAAATCATCACCGCCACAATTCTCAAAGGCAACACCGGAGACAGCGCCTACGATCTTGCACGAAAAGAAGGCTTCGTTGGAACACGACAAGAGTGGTTGAATAGCCTCAATGGAAAGCCGGCAAAGATCGTGGATGTCGGGGGGCTCAAATACTGGGCTTTTTGGGACGATGCGACCAAAGGCTACGTAACCTCGGAATACCGGGCGGACGACGGCACTATCGTGCAGCAGGTCGATGGTTCTGCCGTTTCGCTGGATGTCAGGGGCGGGACGATGTACGTCTGCGGAGAACTGACCTCGCTGAATATTGCGAGCGTCGAGAACTCGACGAAGCCGTCAATCATCCGCTTCGCGTCGGGAGCGACCAAGACGCAGTTCTCCTATCCGGAGGACTTCAAGATCACCGGATGGACGCAACCCGAGGAGAATAAGAGTTACACCATCTGCATCCTGTTCGGTGCGGGCAACATGACCTACGATGAATAGTCTGCTCTATTACTACAACAACGTGCAGAAGATGGCCGCCTACCGGCAGGCCAAGAGGATGCAGCGCGGGGTTCTTACGGCGCAGGGCGGATTCTCGACGACGGATCCGGCCTTGCTGCATGTGCCGTGTACGATTCAGTGTGTATTTGTTCCTCAAACATTTGAATCAAGACAATGCGTGTTTGATACGCGCGGATCTAACGCATCTCCGCGAATTGATATTTTGGAAAATGGCCGAATGTCGATTTACTATTCGGGCACTAGCAAAACGATAGATATTAGCATAGGGACACTATATAATATCACTTTTGTCACAACAGAAACAGAACAATCTGTATATGTTGGAGGAGAACTACTTGGAAGCGCGCCGTATTCAACACCTCAATTCGCATACTATGTAATAGGGGCTCTTACGGGCAGGTTTATGTATAGATTCAAAGGTGACTACCTTCTGCACCGGCACTTCAACTACGCCATGAGCGCGGACGAGGTGAAGGCCCTCGACAACAACGGCGACCCGATGGGGTACGTCGTGCCGAAGGCGATGCGGGAGCTATTATCGGTAAATCTAATTGGTAGTAATTCTTTTACATGGGACGGATCTGATTCGCCTTGTTACTATAATATAACCGGGAATCCTATAACCATCGGAAAATATTATAAAATCAATGTGACTGTTTCAGACTATCAATCCGGATCTCCGCGTATTTTCGCAGGTATATCATATCCTATCCCTGCCCAAAATGGCACGTTTGATATTGTAGTTTATAACGAACGATATGTAAATAATTTCCCAATTTACGGTGGTAGTGACGGTGATCCAAATAGACATTTAACTATTACCGTCAACAGCATCACCTCTGTCGGCCTCCTTGCCGAATACCTGCCGCAGAATCTGATGGAGTCGAGAAAAGGACCGGCGGTGGAACCGAAAGCAAAAATCTATGAATTTAACATAGGTGATGAATATTATAAATCGGTTCTTACTCAAGCAAAATATCCTTATGATTGTATATATCGCGTAGACTATGTGGTTGATGAGTGGGACTGCCAACCTAAACCAATAGGATCAGTAGGATTTTTGGGCCTTACCGGGGCAACTATTTTAACTCCGGATGGCCAAGATTGGAGTACGCTTGAGAAAGCTAAAGTAGGTGAATCTCGTACTCTTCTTGTTAAAATGCCAGGATCCGGAACTCCTGCCCTTTATATATATGGAGGTAATGACGATGAGACAGCAACGGCACGTCATCTCAAAGTAACGATCAAGGGGATCACTCCGGTGTCTGTCCCGATCTCCTGGCTCGACAGCGCGAAGCAGCTCCCGCTGTCGGACGAGTACATGGAGCCGCTGTTTCAGTCGATCGGAGGCTATGATATGGCGGCCAACGGTGCGCCGGAGATATTATATAACGAATAACCAAAACAACGCTATGCAATACGCAAAACTTGAAAACGGATATTTGATCCCGGCCCCCGGCGAGGTGCGGCAGGGCGGGATGGTCATCATGAACCCCGGGCTGGAGATCCTCGGCCCGATGGGGTACAAACCCGTGGAATATACGGAGCGCCCGGAGATCACGACCCCGGGCAACGATCTCCGCGAGGTCTACACCGAGGAGGCCGACTGCATCCGGGTCGGCTGGGAGGAGTATACACCCGATCCGGAGCCGCAGCCCGATCCCGAACAGTTGCGGGAGATGGCCTACCGGGCCGAGGCGGACCAACACCTGATGGCCTACGAGGGCTATCTGGCCGAGGGCAAGATACTCGAAGCCGACGAGCAGAAGGCCTTATACCTGGCCAAAAAGGCCGAGATCAGGAAAAGGTTTCCGAACAATCCCGCCCAATAAACTCACTCCGTTTTTGATATGCTGATTGAAATGTTAAAAGAGGGCTTCTTTTACACTACTCATAATGACCGTCAAACACGCTCGACTCTGTCCTTTCCAGCCGCCCGACGGGCGGCTATTTTTGTGCCATAACCAAACCCAATATCAAGCTATGGAACAAAAAGAAAATGTAGACGCCGGTTTGGGCTGGCTTCAGAAAATGATCCGGCTCAAAGAGAAGCACGGCACGGTTACTATCCTCACTTGCCTGCTCCTGTTGCTGTTCGCCTGCTATGTCGTATTCTTCGGGCTGAATCCCCGCTACCTGCTCGACCGGATGGAAGCGACAAGAACCGAGCAGCACGACGACGCCACCCTGCGCCGTCTTCAGGCAGACGCGGAAATCCGAACCGAGGTGCAAAGGCTGATGCACGAAGTCGATGCCGACCGGGTGTGGGTCATCGAACTGCACAACGGATCGAAAAACCTATCATCCGGCCTGCCGTTCATTTACGGCAAAATGATGCCCGAAGAAGTTGCCGACGGCATCGAACACGTCGATGACGAATATCTTGACTTCGAACTGGCTCGCTATCCCTTCATTGCCAATATTCTCCGGAGGGGCTACTTTTACGGCTCTATCGAGCCGATTCAGAACTCCGACCGGCGGCTCTACTACCAGTTCAAGAAAAACGACGTGAATGAAATTGCGCTGATGACACTCCGCTGCGGACAAAAGCCGCTCGGCATTCTCGGCATCTCGTTCTGCGGAGATAAAACGATGAATCCGCCCCTGGTCGGCGAAAAAATCCGTGATCACGGATCGGCCATCGCCGCATCCCTGTCCAAACTCGAACCTATCAAATAATCCGCATGGCACTCCGCATTCTCCTCGACAACGGCCACGGCAAAGAAACGCCGGGCAAACGCTCGCCCGCATGGCCCGACGGCTCGCAACTCTTCGAATACGAGCTCAACCGCGACATCGTGCGCCGCATCGCCCGCCTGCTGGCGCACAAAGGCGTCGCCTTCGACATCCTCGTTCCGGAACTCACAGACGTTCCGCTCTATGCCCGCGCCAACCGGGCGAATCATATTTGCAGCGTGAACGGTGCCGATAACTGTCTGCTCCTTTCCATTCACGCCAATGCCGGCGGCGGCACGGGCTGGGAGGTATGGACCAGCCGGGGCCAGACAGCCGCAGACGACTACGCCAAAATCTTCTACCGGCATGCCAGTGCAGCCCTCCCCGAATGGAGGATGCGCGTCGACACTACCGACGGCGACCCCGACAAGGAGTCCGACTTCACCATCCTCAAAAAGACCGTGTGTCCGGCCGTATTGACCGAGAACTTCTTCATGGACACCGAACGCGACTGCCGCTTCATCCTCTCCGATGAAGGCCGCGACCGAATCGCACGGATGCACTTCGACGCCATCCTGGAGTGCGTCAAACATCACGAATGCAAGACCAGATAGCACCTACTGAAATTCAACAGCAATATGAAATTCTCTGAAATCATCGACAGGCTTAACAAGGGAGAGACGTTCCGACGTTGTTCAAGTCCCACATGGGCCGGTAAGTTCATCGTCAAACAGATTCCGCAGACCGTGCCGGCGGAAGTAGTGCCGCGCATGACCAGTCTGCCGGACCATGCGAAGGCGTTCATCGGAACGATGGGAGACGGCAGCATATCGTATCACGATCAAGTGCTGCTTGTCGAGGCGAACGACAACTGCCCCAAACCTCACGCTACGTACTACATTCCCACTTGGGAGGACATTTTCGCCGACGATTGGCAAGTATGCTGAAGAAACGCTATCTGATTCTGTTCTTGACCGCGGCAGTTGCCGGTGCGCTACTCTTCGGCTGGGGGTACCACCACGGAGCGACATCCGTCGAGATCCGCGACAGCGTGATCGTGCGTTATCGGCCCGGCCGGGTCGTCCGCGACACAATTCGGGAGCCCTATCCGGTAATCGTGCGCGAACCACCCGATACAATCTGCATCCCGGCCGACACGGCGGCGATCCTGGCCGACTACCTCCGTGAGCGAGACTATCCGCTCGATTTCTCAACAGACTCGACGGGGCGCTTCCTCGTAACGGCAACCGTCGGCCGGAACCGCCTTCTCTCGGCCGAGGCCACCATCGAGCCGCTGATCCGCGAAGTGATCGACTACCGCACCGTCATTCGGGACGTGCGGCAGGTTCCACGCTGGCGGATAGATCTCGATGCCGGCGTCAACCTCCGCAACCAATGGGCCGGGGTCTCCGCAACCCGAAACTTCGGCTGGTTCTCTCTCTCCGGCACGGCCGGGTACGATCCCTTCCGCCGCGAACCTGTCCTTGAAATCCGGGGCAAAGTGTCAATTTGGCAATCTTTCACCAAAAAATAATTTTACTATGAAAAACTTTATCGCAAGAATCAAAGCCTTCTTTTTGCTCGTCGTGACATGGCTCAACCAATGGACCAAAGATCGCATCCTCCACTTCGTCGTAGCCGACAGTATCGCCACGATCGTATGGATCGGCACGGCGATCACCCTCGGGTGGATGCTCTCCCCCGGATGGCTAACAGCAGCCGCAGCAGCCGTCACCATTGTCTTCATCATTATTAAAGACTACTGGATCGACGTTGTACCCGACCGCCGCGACATCCTGGCCGGGGGCCTTGGACTGTTGTGCGCGCTGCTCAAAATATGGCTGGTGTGCTTCGCCTGGCTGCTGCTTCATAGGCTGACAATGTAACTTCGGCATGGCCGACAACAAGAGGGACGACCTTTCCGGCCGTCCCTCGTTTCGTTACAAAATACCTTTGTAGTTCTTCAATCGCGGGTTTGCCGTTCGAACTCCTTGCGGAGTATAGGCATCAGTAATCAAAAGCGAGGAGTGCCGCGCTTGCTCCTTCACCGAAAGCGTATCAACGACTCGTAGCATTTCAGTAATTCCGGAGTCCTTCAGCGAATAAAATTTGTACTCTTTCGGAAAATTCAACGCCGGGACGATTGTATTGTTCCAAAAATTACGGAAAGCCCGCTCGCTGCATAGTTTCGGCCCCGGCCGGAAGCCAGTCGAAAAAATGTAGTAGCTGCTGGGGGCATTGAAAAATTCCAGATCGACCATAAGTTCGAGAATCGGCGTAGGAATGGTAACAACGCCCGATTTTTTGTTCTTTGAAATCGAGGCATCAATGTAGACCGTTTGTTTCGCTACACAAATATCGGAAAGTCGCAGCTTCGAAATTTCCCGCGGCCGAATAAGCATGTAGTGCAGAAAATAGCAGGCCAGAAGAAAGGGCCGATTATTTGCGACGAGCCAGTCATGTAGCCGCAGCATATCCGACGGCTCGATCACCGTCCGTTGCTTAACTCGCTGCCCCTTGCTCATACTTTGCAGCCCTTCAGTTGGCTTCTCCTTAATGTATAGGTGTTGCACCAGAAAGGTCGAGAAGGATCGAAGAAACGCGAGATTATTGTTCCGGGTCGTGGGCGAGTTGCCGCGATCCACGTAGACATAATCTAGGAAGCGGACGCAGAACGCGCGGTCGAACTGGTAAACATACCGGATCGGCGCCGGCTGCTCCTTATTCCACCGTTCCATAATCCCGGCCGAACTCATATAGCCGTGAATTGTCGATTTACGAAGGACCCCGTCGTTTAACTGCTTGGTAATATAGTTCCGGTAATGCACCAGCACATCCGAAAAAAATTTGTAGGAATAATCGGCGTCGGCCTCTACCCACGGGTTCCACCCGGCTTCGAGTTTCGTAGAAATCCGGTGGCAAACCTGCGCTGCATACCGCCGCTTCTCGGCCGCAGTCCCGACGGAGTTAATTTTTATTCGCTTACGCCGCATCCGACCACTTGCCGGGTCGAAAGCATAGAACGAAATAAACCAACAAAGGCCGGTGTGTAATTTCGGATAAGTGTACGAAAGGATTTCATTTAACGCGGAATTTCGCGCCGTGGAGACTGACAACATTTTTTTTACATTTTCGCCGTTGCAAAAATGTATATTATTGACAATCAAATATTTTTCCACCGGAACTTTGTCCCGCTTCTGTCCCGGCAGTTTTACAAAAACGCCTACAACTCATTGATTTTCAACAAATTGCAGGCGTCGTCGTAGTGGATAGGGGATTCGAACCCCTATGTCATGCGTGAGAGGCATGTATCCTAACCCTTAGATGAATCCACCGGTTTGGTTTTGTGGTGCAAAGATAACGCCTTCTTTCGAAACTCCAAAATTTTCCGGCAAAATCTGTGATTTTTTTCGTTTTTGGGCGTCGCAAATGCTTTTTGAGCTATCTTTACAGATAGACATAAAAACGTATCGCC